CGACAACTGTTAATGAAACAACTTATGTAACTACTATAAGTGGTAATACAGATGCACAAGCAGCTCGTACACCAATGATTCAATCACAAGCACCAATAACAGATTTGTTTAGGGTGTATACGAGAGTTGATGGAAATGATTCAAATAGTCATTATGTGGTAATTTCTGATATCAAACGACCACAGAATTCAAATACAAGTCCTGATTATGCTCAATTTTCAATAAATCTTTATGGTATAAAAGGCAATTTGATTGAAACACATAACAATTTGAACTTAGATCCTGAATCTACAAATTATGCTCCAAAAGTGATTGGAGATCAATTTCAAACAGTCACATCGGCTGGTGAAGTTGTAACACATGGTGAGTATGTTAATAAATCACAATATATTCGTATAGGTGATTATGATAGAAAAACATTTACTGGTACACCATCATTACAACCAATGGGATTTGCTAAAGTTCTTGAGCCAATTGTAGCTACTGCTACTGTTCCAACAGGTTCATTAAATTATGTTCAAGCAAAATCAACTACACCTGATACATATAATGAAAATGTACCTTATGGTTGGAAAGTGAATGAATCTTATTTTGACGAATCTGAATTGGATACTAATTACGCTTATCAAGCACCAATTCCAAATGCAGCTGATGAAGGTTCAAATCCTCAGTTTTCATTAGAAAATATGGAAGGATTTGGTCAAGATGGTGGTGATGAAGCTACTAAATATACCAATTTTGTTACTAAAGGTGCAGATTCATCTTCACCAAATGGTGCAACATTAACAATATCAGCATCTGCTGTACAGTTAAAATTTGCTGTTCCATTTCAACATGGATTTGATGGTGCTAATCCCGGAGTAATACCAAAGACTGGTGGTGATATAGTCGCATCAAATACAATGGGATTTGATTGTAGTTCAGCTACTGCTAGTGGTTCAGTTGCTTATAAGAGAGCTATTAATACTGTAAGTAATCCTGATGAGATTGATATTAATATGTTAGTAACTCCAGGTGCTATTCATAGTTTACATCCTACAGTTACTAATCATGCGATGGATAAAGTAGAATCTCGCGCTGATTGTTTTTATGTAATGGATACGGCTGCTTGGGGTGATAATGTTTCTACTGCTGTTGATAATGTTAAAACATTAGATACCAATTATGTTGCTACATATTATCCATGGGTGAAAATAGACGATCCTTCAGATGGTCAAGGTCTTTGGGTGCCACCATCGGTGTTAATTCCTGGTGTGATTGCTTTTACAGATAATGTCGCACATGAATGGTTCGCTCCTGCTGGATTGAATCGTGGTGGATTAAGTGCTGCTAGAATAGCTAAGAAAAAGTTAACTCATACAGATAGAGATACTTTGTATGAAGCTCGTGTTAATCCAATTGCCACATTCCCAGGTCAGGGTGTTGTAGTATTTGGACAAAAAACACTACAGGCTAAACCATCTGCTCTTGATAGAATCAATGTTCGTAGACTATTAATTAGATTGAAGAAATTTATTGCTTCTTCAAGTAGATTCTTAGTATTTGAACAAAACGATTCATCTACAAGAGCTAGATTCTTGAACATAGTGAATCCGTTCTTAGAATCAGTTCAAGCCAATAGTGGTTTGAGTGCTTTCAAAGTTGTAATGGATGATTCCAACAATACACCTGATGTCATTGATAGAAATCAGTTGGTTGGACAGATATTCATA